CTCTTTTTCCTCGGAACTGGCGGGAACTGGCGAGAATCAGCCAGGCATGCCGGTCGAGCGTTCGTTTTTGCCGCGATTGGAAACGACTGGCATTGGGTCGCTTTCGGTTGGCCCCCTAGTGGCGGCCTGGGCGAAACGGCATATGCGTGTCGAGCTGATGGATTGGCAGGTTCGTGCACTGTCCGGTCAGTTGGCGCATGATGATGATGGTGTTTTGTTGCACCGGGAAGCGTTGATTAGCACGGCCCGCCAGCAAGGGAAATCGGTTGCGCTCCGGGCGTTGATCGGCTGGTGGTTGACCGAGTTCGCGTCGATGCGTGGGGCCGCGCAAAACGTGTTGTCGATTGCGAACCGTTTGGATCGTGCCGAGTCGATCTACAACGACCTGGCGCCCATTCTCAAAGAGCACTTCGATGCCAAGTTGCTGCAGGCGATCGGCCGTAAATCTGCGACGTTGCCGAACGGTTCCCGGTGGGAAGTCCGGGCCGCCAGCCCTCGCCTGCATGGATCGTCAAACGACCTGGTGGTGATCGATGAACTGTTCGACGTTGACGAAGCCGTGCTCGATGAAGCGTTACGGCCGTCGATGATCGCCCGAAAATCCCCGTTGCTTTCCTGCTGGTCAACCGCCGGCGACGCGTCATCGGTGGCGATGATCAAAATGCGTGAGGAAGCAATCAGCCTGATCGACTCCGGGCAACGCGGCCTGCTGTATTTCGCTGAATGGTCAATGCCACCCGGCAAAAGCGGCGAAGAATACTGGCACTACGCCAACCCCGCCCTGGGCACCACCGTCACAATCGAAGCACTGCGGGCCGCGTCCACAAAAGACTATTTTCTTCGGGCACACTTGAACCAGTGGGTCGCAGCTCGAGGTGCTTGGCTTGACAACGCCGCCGCATGGGATCTGTGCAAAACATCCGAAACGATGCCGCCCGGTGGCGTCCTGGCGGTCGATTCTTCGATCGACGAATCCCGGTACGTCGGTGTCAGGGCCGCGCAGCTGCCCGACGGCCGCACAATCGTGCACCCTGAATTTGTGGTCGATTCCGAACTGGCGATGTGGGAAAACGTGCACCGAGTCATGGCGGCCCCGTCCACGATCCTGCTCATCACCCCGGGCCTTGAGATTCACTTGCCGCCCGAGCTGCGCCGGCGAACCACCCTCACCGGCTACGCCGAACTGCTCAAACACACCGGGCTGGTCAGACAAATGATCGTTCAAGGCCGCCTGGTGCACACCGGCGAAACATCCCTGGCTGAACACGTCGCCCGCGCCGTCCTCGTCAAAACCGCCCAAGGCGCCGTTGTGTCATCACAAAAATCGCCCGGTCCGATCGAGCTGTGCCGGTGCATGATTTGGGCGGCGGCCGTCGCATCCAAACCCGAAACGAAACAGCGGCCCGTTCTGGTCGTCGCCTAGTAGTGTGACGATCGGTGGCGGCCCGTTTCGTCGGGATTCGGGCCAAAACCACCAACCATGCTTGACGGCGTGGCACACTAACGACATGGCCGTTTTCAACCGAGTCAAAAAAGCCGCGATTAGCCCGGCACCGGCAAAAGCCGCGGCCGCAGGAGCGATCAACACATACGGCGGCGCCAACATGATCGGCCAGTTCTACAGCTACCAGGAAGGCGAACTGCGCAACCAGTTCATGCAAATCCCGACAGTGTCACGCGCCCGCGATCTTCACGCATCCATCCTTTGCGACCTCGAGCTGCGCATGTACAACGAAATGTGGAACGGCGAAGACATGGAAGAGGTCTACCTGGCGCCGCGATCATGGCTTCGACAGCTCGATCCCGAAATGCCAAACAGCTACCTGTGGGCTTGGCTGCTTGATGACTTGATGTTTTTTGGCCGCGCCTTTCTGTACATCACTGCCCGCACAGCTGACGGGTATATGGCCCAGGCGACGCGCCTACCGGCAGGTTCCGTCAGTTCGGAAGACATGGCCGGACCTGTTTGGTTCGGCAAATCCAAAGCCCTTTACTTCCAGGGCGGCATGCTCGACATAAACAACGTCGTGCAGTTCATCAGCCCGGTGCAAGGCATCATCTATTCCGGCACAAACTCTTTGCAAACCGCACTCAAAATTGAGGATGCCCGCAATCGCAACGCGTCATCGGCAATTCCCGCTGGCATCCTGCGGCAAACTGGCGGCGAACCATTGAGTGCACAGGAACTAGCCGACATCGCCACAGCGTTCAACACAGCCAGGGCAACAAACCAAACGGCGGCCTTGAACGAATTTTTGACGTATGAACCGTCGAACGCGACACCGGACAAAATGCTGTTGATCGAGTCAAGCAATTACAGCGCACTCGAAATGGCACGCGTTTGCAATGTCCCGCCTTATCTGGTTGGCGTTTCGACAGGGAGTTACTCGTACCAGTCGAGCGAGCAAGCCCGCCGCGATCTTTGGCTGTTCGGCACATCCGTCTATGCGCAATGCATCGAAGACACATTGAGCCAACAGCTGCCGCGGGGCACCTACGTCGAATTCGACGCCGAAAAATATTTGCTTGAATCCACACTTCCCGAATCCATGAACCCGGCAGACCTGCCGCAACAAAACACCCAGGAGCAACTGGCATGATCCGTTTCACCTGTCCGTCCGTCACCATCGAAGCCGCACCCGGGGAAGATTCCCGCGTCGTGTCCGGTGTCGCTGTCCCCTACAACGAAATAGCCACGGTCTCCGATGGCACTCAAGTCCGTTTTGCGCCTGGCTCCCTGCCGACCGACGGTAAAGCCCCCAAACTGTTCATGTACCACGATTCGGCCATGGCCGTCGGCGTCGTCACCGATCGCGTCGAAACCGACGCAGGGATGCTTTTTTCAGCCAAAATCAGCCGCACCGCCCTCGGCAACGATGCTTTGCAGCTGGCGCTCGACGGGGTACTCGATTCGGTGTCGGTGGGCGTCGACCCGGTCGAATACTCCGTCGAAGCGTCCACCGGCGTCATTACGGTCACCAAAGGCAACTGGCTCGAGCTGTCATTGGTCCCCATCCCGGCGTTCGCGGGGGCTACCATCGACACCGTAAAAGCCAGTATCCACCAACAGCCCGACGACGTCAGCAATAATCCAGAGAACACACCCGCAGAGGAGTCACCAGTGGAAGAAACCCCAGCACCCGCACCGGCACCCGTCGAGGAGACCATCGTGCCGACCGCACCGATCTACGCACAGGCCAAGCGCGAATTCCGCATGCCTGCCGCGCACGAATACCTCGCAGCAATGCACGCAGGTGGCGACACCTGGCGCAAAATCAACGCCGCCTACAAGGAAGCAGTCGACGCACAAAAGACGCAGTTCCAGGCCGCGGCCGGTGACGTTCTCACGACCGACACGCCCGGTTTGCTCCCGGTGCCGGTCCTCGGACCTCTCGTGCAAGATCTGAACTTCGTTCGCCCGGTCGTCAACGCAGTTGGCGCTCGCGCTTACCCGGACGGTGGATCGCAGAAGACATTCGTGCGTCCGACCATCACGACACATACGTCGGTCGCCTCGCAGGCCGCCGAACTGAACGCAGTGAGCGCAACGACAATGGTGATCGCGTCGAACTCGGTTTCGAAGACCACCCTCGCTGGACAGGTCACGCTTTCCGTTCAGGACATTGACTTCACGTCACCCGCAGCAATGCAGTTGATCTTGAACGACCTGATCGGCGAATACATGATCGCGTCAGACAACTTCTGCGCAGACAACCTGCTCACGGCAGCAACCTCGAGCGGCGTTTGGGACGGCACCACCGCCGACCTGATGAAGTCGATCTACGACGCAGCAGTTGACATTTCCAGCAACCGCAACTGGATGCCGACGCACATCTTCGTCAGCCCGGACGTTTGGGGCCAAATGGGTCAGCTCGTCGACTCCAGCAACCGCCCGGTGTTCCCGTTTATCGGTGCAGGTCTCGCCGGATACAACTCGATCGGATCGGCCGCAGCCAACACCTGGGACTCGACCCCGCTCGGACTGCAGCTCGTCGTCGACAGCAACTTCGCGGCCAAGACCATGGTCATCACCCGCGTCGGCACCGGCGTCGGTGACGCCTACGAGTTCTACGAGCAGCAGCGCGGCGTCATGTCGATTGAAAAGCCGGACGTCCTGGGCCGCACGATGTCGTACCACGGCTACGTTTCGACGTTCGCCGCAATCTCGGGAATGATTCGCAAGATCACCCAGGCATAACCCGAAAGGCAGGCCGAAATGGCCGTCTACTCGGTCACATTCAAGCAACGCGTCGACAACTACGGCGTGGTGCAGACACTGACAAACACGCCGATCGAGGTCGGCCAATCGGTTACCTTGGCATCGGTTGGCGACGGCCTCGACGGCACGTTTGTTGTCCTGGCGCAACCGACGCACCAGTTTGTCGGCGTCGACACAGAGGGCAACCTGCTGTTCGACCTCGAGGTCCAGTATCCGAACCAGTTGTTGTTCTACGACGCCGGCGACGATGTGCAGCGCGTTTCAATCATCCCCGTTGGAACGTGCACCTGGACCCCAACATGTACATGGGTCAGTGCGCAGGACATCCTTGACTGGCTCGGCATTTCGGTCGCCACCGCCGCCGACCAGGCATTTGTGACCCAATGCGCCGCGGCCGCCAATGCTTTCTGTTAC